CACAGGCACAGGCACAGGCACAGGCACAGGCACAGGCACAGGCACAGGCACAGGCACAGGCACAGGCACAGGCACAGGCACAGGCACAGGCACAGGCACAGGCACAGGCACAGGCACAGGCACAACAAGCAACGCGCTAACCAACGCCACCCTCCTTGCTGGTATTGCTGCTGGACTAAAGAGTCCCGCGACAGGCGGGACCGGCACCACGGGCGGGACCGGCACCACGGGCACTGGTGCTTTTGCCACAACGCCGTCTGCGCCAATTGAAAACCTGACATACAAGAATGCCTACACAGACTTTACCCCGCTCAACCCGCTGCTGTTCTCATTGGCTGGCCTGGGCCCAATGACGGGTTCACAAGGCCAGGATAATGTGCTGGACAAATCAGCGACAGACAAAGACGTGGCGTTTGGCACATCGTTAGATAACGAGCCGCAACAGCAAAGTAACGCACCCATGGAGTGGTTCTCTGCCGGTGGCCTCGCAGGCCGGCACCCGATGGGTGAGCCCCAGTACTATTCTGAGGGCGCGTTGACGAGCTTGCAGATCAAGGGTGACGGCGACGGCACATCCGACGACATCCCGGCCATGGTGGCAAAAGACGAGTACGTCCTGCCGGCCGACATCGTTTCATCGCTGGGTAACGGGTCCAGCGACGCGGGCGCCTCGGTGCTCGACCAGTTTGTGCGTCAGATCAGGACACACAAGCACTCCAACGACCCGGGCGAGCTTCCGCCCGACAGCGTGGGCCCGTTAGAATACTTGAGCGCTGCCATTTCAAAAGGACAGAAACATGGCCGGAATATTTGATACAAGCAAAGAGACATCAACCACCCTTCCGGGGTGGTTTACCAATGCACAGTCAGGCATTGCGAACACGGCCGGACAAGTATACGGCGCGACGCCGGCACCTGGCCAGACCGCGCTGGCTGGCGTGGGTCAAACGTTCAACGCCGCGCAGAACCCGTTCACGACGGCCATGGGAGGCCTGCAGGACGTGTACCAGGGCATCAGCACCCCGTTCAACGCCGACGGCACCCCGAACGCTCAGAGCCCCCTTGGCTCATTGTTTGCGTCTCAGTACGCCAAGCTGGACCAGATCCTGCCCCAAGTGACCGCCAAAGAGGGCGCCGCGGGTATCGGTAGTGGCAACTTTAATTCCCTGCGTGGACAGACAGCGGTTAATACGGCGCGTGCCGGCGCGTTGACCACGCTGGCAGAACAGCAGAATCAAGCCGCGCTGAACGCACAGACCCAGGGCATCCAGGCGCTCCAGGGCATCGGTAACATCGGATCACAGTACGGCACGACGGGCATTAACCTCGCCAACGCCCAGATGCTGGGTGGACTGCCGTCCTTGGCCAAGTACAGCGACATCATCAACAACATGGGCACCGTTATGCCCAAAACGACAACCGAAATCAGCAAGGGCAGCACCGTGGATAACCTTTACAAGGGTGTTCAGTTGGCGTTGGGGGCGGGTAAGAGCATTGACGCCATTAAAGCCGGGACCACAGGCATTAAATGGCTTGATGATATGTTGAAGTCTTCAAATCCTATTACGTCAGGCGCTGCGGGCGACATTACAAACTCTGGCGGTGTGTGGGGAACTGGCTCTATGAACACAGACAACTCTCCAATTTCTGGTGGGTCGAATCTGGGCGACTCAGAAGCTGGTGGTGCGGCTGGTGGTGCCACTGATTCTGAAGGCAACCCGATCATTTAAGGACGAGATTTATTATGGCAGATGATACTGTTCAAACAGGCGCGTTGCCTACCGCCGACGACGCAACACTGCGTTACGGCACAAAGGGTAATCTGTCCCTCGCAGGCCAGAAAGGTGTTTCTTTGGAGGCACCTCAAAGCGCTGACATCCGCCAACGTTTGATGCAGATGATCGCTGAACGTGAGCGTGGTAACCCCATGCAGGAGGCACTGGGCAACCTCGCGCTGGCCACTAGCGAGCAGAGTGGTATCGCTAGAAACTACAACGACTATTTAACTCGTAAGCGCCAACAAGAGCAAGAGCTGTTTGGCATGCACGTCAGCCTGGGGCAGCTGGCTAGTGAAGAGGCGCGTCTAAAGCGAGAGGCTGATGAACAGCAACGCATCGCGCAGATATTTGGTTTGGTGCCACAAGCTCCAGCCCCCGCCGGCGGCGGCGTGTATCCCACACAAGGCGCAAACGCGCTGACTAGCGCCGAGCCTACAACTGGTGGTTTGGGTCTTAACATGCCGACTGCGCAGGGCCCGGGCATGGAGGGACAACCTGGTGGCGGTTTGTCGGCTGTCCGTCCGCAAACGGCATTTGCTGGCGGTCAATCGCCGCAGATGACCAACCTGATTAACTCGCTAATTCCTGAAGAGCGCATGTCGCTATATGGGTTGGGACGTGACCCAAAAACACGCCCCGACATGTACAAGGAGCTTCTCAAACGCGCGGCCCCGACAGAGACAGAGCGGTTGGCTGCGGCTGCTGGCTTAACCCCTGGCACCCCCGAGCACTCCGCGTTTATGCGGGCCAAGATTGCTGGGTCTGGCGCGTTTGTTCCGCACGACGTCCGCGGCGCTGCAGGCACCATGCAACAGACGCCAATGGAAGCAATTACTGGTGGCTTGCGACCGGCTGCACCCACAGCCCCTGTCGCAGTCCCCGCTGCACCCGCAGCCCCCGCCGTGGCCGCCCAGGCTGCTCCCGCTGCCGCCGCACCCAGATCTGCTGCGCCAACTGCTGTTCCTATGGCGACGGGTTTTGCACCAGGGTCCGCTGAAGATTTAGCTATTCGTAAACGCCAACAAGAAATCCAACAGGATATTATTAAAGAGGGCGCCATTGAAGAAACTAAAAAGATTGCTATTCCCGAGCAAACCGCTTTGAGTGATGCAGTCAAACAGGCACCGACTAATTTGATCTTGTCTCAAAGCCTGGTTAACGATGTTAAAGCACACCCGGATCTTTTTGGTAAACTGATGCAGCCAACCATTTGGTCTTCTGCGGCCAATCTTTTAGACACAGGCGTGCAAATTGGTCAATTTGGCTCGATAAGCATTCCCGGCATCAAAGATTTTGTACAGCAGTTGGATCCCACAGCCGCAAAAGACCCTAAGAAACTCGAGGCTTGGACCCGCATTATTAGCAACATGGCCAAGGTTAAACTGGGTTACGCCCAGTCAGTGCTGAAGGGCCAGGGCGCTGTATCCGATAACGAGCGTCGTTTGATTGATACCGCGGTGGGAGACCCCTCACGCGACAGCGCCCAAAACATGTTGATGAAGGCTAAGGCGATTGAGATTGAAGCACGCAACGCAACGGAACAGAATAAGTTGTGGGAGAAGAGCCGAGACAAGATGAACTGGGCTCAATTCAAAGCCAGCCCGCAGTACAAAGAGATGCAGCGTGCTCAGTTCTACCGCACAGCCAAGGTGTTCAAAATTGAAAATGCCAAGTGGCCTGGGGATGAATAATGGATTGGCTTGATAAGCTAAATCCACAACAACGGGCAATCGCCAACAAGGTCGCCATGGAGGCAGACCGCCAGGGTGTGCCCCGCGAGCTGGCGCTTGCTGCTGCCATGCAAGAGAGCGCATTCAACCCGCAGGCTAAATCAAAGACAGGCCCTGTCGGTGTGATGATGCTTGGCCGTGCCGCAGCTAAAGAGCAAGGTGTTAACCGTTACAACCTCGACCAGAACATTCGTGGCGGTGTAGGCTATCTTAAACAGCACCTAGAACAACAGGGCGGGGATCCTCAACGTGCGTTGATTGCGTACCACGACGGTCCTAGCAGTGATTTTTTTAAGGGCGGCTCGATGAGTCCAGCCGCGTACAACCACCTGCAGAAGGTTAAATCCTACGGTGGTTTTCAAGGAGATATAATCCCCATGGCTGCAAAACAAAATTCTGATACAGGAGTGACTATCGCGGATATTGACCCTATCCCCGATATCCCCATGTTTTCTCAGCCATCTCAAGGATTTGGCTCCGCCGCTCAAGTTGGCGCCGCTGGTGCCGGCGCTCTTATTGGGATGCGTACTGCACCGTCGATACACAAGCAAGCGGAAATAAATAAGTCTTTAATTCAGGCAGCCAACGCAGCTAACGTTCCAATCAACGAGGCGAATGCAGCCAACCTGCAACGTTACACTGATGAGATGGAGCAACGTAAGCGTTTACTTGATGCTATCACAGAGTCGCAAAAATCTAAAGGCGTGCCGGGGTATATTGAGTCCCAGTTGCAGGGTGGTGCGCAGGATGTTGTTAAGCAGGACCCGCGTGTAATTTCAAACCGAACTGCACAAAACGTGATTCCCGAATATGAGCTTGCAAACCAGCGCGCGCAGGCCGTCAACCGCGGACAACTTGTGGCTGACCCTAACCGATTTGGTGGGTTGTCTGTTCCTCCCTCTGCATTAGCTCCCGCCGGCCCGACGCCCCAAGAGCTGGTTACTCGACAACTAGGGCCCGAGCCGACAAAACCGGTGCCTCATGCACTGAACGTTCCGCAGGTTCAGCCAATCAGGAATCTAACGGGGCCTGGTGCCGTGACTGGCGCGTTGACTGGGTACAACGCGTTGCGTGCAGCAGAGGGAATGCGTAGTGATGACGTGCCTCAGTCCATGCTTGGTACCGTCGGCGCTGTGAGCGGCGGCCTGGCTAATCAATCACGCAATCCGCGTGTTGCAATTCCCGCAGCGGCGCTGAGTGCAGCTTCTGCCCTTGGCGGAAACCTGCTCGACTATATGCGAGGGGAGAAAAAGCCGGACGAAAAGAGCGTGCTTAACAAGGCAGAGGGAGGCCTTGCCCGCCTCCCAAAGTTCGCAGGCAAGGGCGAGTCGCTCGTAAGAGGCGGTGAGGCCCTTGCCAAAAAAGCTAAAGAAGCCTTTGCTCCTCGCCCAACTAATTTAATGAAGTTTAGCGAGGCGCTTGCCAACCATGAAGGCAAGTACCTTGGCTTGACCCAGACCGATAATTTCGGCGTACATGGTGGTCGCATGGGCGGCAACCAGTTTCCTAACTTCCAAAACATCAGCCCCAAGCATCAAGAGGCTGGCGTTGTATGGATGAACGATGCTGAAAAACATGCTAACGATTTGGTAAAGGGTCGTAAATTCAAGGGTAAGGACGTCGTGTATTCCACATACATTGGCGGCCCAGATCAGTTGAAGTCAAATAAGACAGTGTTCAACGACATCCTGAACGAACACTACAAGCGCGAATTGACACCCGAACAATACGAGCTTATTAACCGGCGTATTGCCACACTGCGAAAAGGGCCCGACAAACCCCTAGTGTTCTCTCAGCCATTTGACATCCGCGACAAGTTTGCGGTGCAAGAGATTGGTGCAGACACGTTTGAGAAGCGATCTGCTCTAGCGTCTATGCTTGGCGCGGGTGAAGGTGTAGGTAAAACCAAAGGCGGTATTGCACTGCCCCAATATCAAGACATCTTGCGCGCTCACCGCGACCCGATGACTGAGGGTGTGCCAACTAGCTCTATCGGTACACGCCTATTCACTATTGACGACATCCCCGCGCAGTTCAGCACTGAATTTCACCCTGATTACAACTGGGCTGTGTTTGGTAAGGACCAGGGCGTGCAATTCAACCCGGTGCCTCAGCGCATTGCAGTGCCCACCTGGCACGGCAACTACAAAGAGCGTTTCCCAAACAAAGAACCTCACGGGAACGCCTGGTTCAACTATCCTAAAAATTTGCAATTCATTGACGAAAAATACCTGACTAACGCGCAGAAAGAAGGATATGCTAAGGGTGGCCTGGTGCACATGCAGTCTGGCGGCAATCCCAAAACGGTGCTGTTGAAAACGCTGGGTAACAAATTGTTACCGTTGGTAGAGCGTGATGCTAACCTGCAGAAGTTTCTTTTACCCAGCCAGGAAAAGCGTCGGATGTACCATGGGACAACGGGAGACATCAACAAGTTCAACCCGAACAACAACATCACCTTTTTGACGCCTGAGCCGACGTTCGCCAACTCATTCGCAGCTAAGAGTTTTGATCCGGTAGAGTCCCAGTCCCGGGGCCCAAACCCCATGGTCAAGCCCGGCGCCAACGTGATGCCGGTGCATGTGCAGGCGGAGAACATCTTCAACCCCTACAAGCCCTCACACTTGGACTCGTTGTACGACAAGCTCATGCAGGACTACGGGCAAGACCTGGGTAGCTATAACGTTCGCCAAATGGTCCATGACGTCAAGAATCCCTACGACAACTGGCAGGCCATTGAGAACGACATGGTCCAAAAGGCCATTAAGGAACTTGGCCATGACTCGTTTGTCTCTACCGAGGCCGGCGTACAGAACCTGGGCATGTACGACCCGCGCAAGATCAAGTCGGCGATCGGCAACGAGGGCACGTATAACACAAACGAGCTAGACATCAACAAGGCTGATGGCGGTCTGGTGCACCTGCAGTCTGGCGGCAACCCTAAAAAACAGCTTGTTACACGACTGGCTACATCAGCCTACGACATGCTTGGCCTAACGCCTGAAAGCATTGCGGCATGGCGCAAGGCCAACACGAAGCCCTACAAGCAACAACAGGACCCCGTGCTCGCACAGGCGACCGAGGCGTATCTTAACAAGCAAATATCGCAGGACGATTACCTGCGCATCAGAAACGAGCGACTTCCCATTCGGCCGTTGACGGCGGTTCCTGGCGCGCATAGCAACGTGGACATCGTATCGGCCCTAGACCCCAACAAGGTCGAAAAGGGTATCCTGGGGCTTAACTTGCAGGTGCCAGAGGGCACACGGGTGGGCAACCGCCTCGACATCCCCGCATACGAGCGCTACGGCACATACGTAGACACCATGCACGACGCCGCGGGTAAACCGATTGGCTACGGCCACACGGGTCACCTCAAGGATGTGCAGTTTAAGTCGAGCCCCACCCGTTCGGCGCGCATTGGTTTAGGTACCCGGGAGCAAGCACTGACGCCTATGGCTAAAACTGAGGGTACGGGCAAAACACCGTTCGCCATGATGGTTGGTAATCAGGTCAACACCAGCGACGATGAGGTCCGCCGAATGCTCCAGGAATACCTCAAAGACCCCGAGTGGCACCAGATTGGAATGAACCCATACCGGGCCTCCCAGTTCTACGACAAAGCCGACATGATGCCTGTCTGGTCGGCCAAGGAAAAGATCCAGGCCGGGCCCCTGGTGCTTGCGCGCGACATTGAAAAGTCAGACTGGACCGACCCCCGCTTGATGACGGACTTTGGCGTCAACTACAAAGAGGGTGGTCTGGTAAACCTGCAGGCCGGCGGTAATCCCAAAGCGGCCGCTTTGAAGGCCTTTGCCGACCCCGCCGCCAAATACCTGAAGGACTGGTCCTGGAAGCCAATGCCTGAAGTTGCGGGTAAGCTGGACCTGAGAACGGTGCCCGACTACATACAGGGCGGCTACGGCCAGTTTATGAAGGACCAAGCCAGGCGCGCCGCCGCCGGTGATCTCAACGCCCGTGACCTGATCAAGGCATACACTATCACCCAGTCAAGCATTGGCCGCGGTGGGCTGTCGCATGCAACAGCCACCAAGGCCGGCCTCAAGCTGCCGAACACCGGCGGCGAGGTCCGACCCGAGGGCGCGTTTGCTGAGTGGCTCGGCTCCCCCATGGGCCAGCGCTACCTGGATACGGCGTCAGCCGGTCAGGCAGACCCCCGGGCCCTTGCTGAAATTCAACAGCAGTTTGCCCCGTTTGGAAAGCAAAACGACCTAATTGAAAAGATGCAGTACGCGGCGCAGACGATGCCCAACCTGTCGCAAAACCTTAACCAAGCAGTCCTCGGCGACAAAGACGCGTATCGCAACTGGGCCGAGCAGATGAAGGGCGTGGCCGGTGCCAAGTCTGGATTCATTGGTTCGATGCTGGGCCGCGGTGACTTGCCCACGTTTGACGCGCGTCAGATTAACCTGCACACGGCAAACCAGGCTCCCGTCGGCATCAGTTCGATTATGAACCGCGGGAAGGGCCAGGGTGGCCGTGAGGCCGTCGATCGCCTTGCCGCGCGTCAGGAGGCCCTTGGGCTTGAACTGGACCCCTCCCTGGACCCGTTCTACCAGCATCTGACCCATCACGCCGTGTGGGACAAGGTTGGCAACAACCAGACCACGCACGACGACCTAGTCAAGGCCATGCGTAACTACAAGGCTGGCGGTCAGGTTGGCCTGTATGCCAACATTCACGCCAAGCGTGAGCGCATCAAGCAAGGCTCTGGTGAGAAGATGCGCAAGCCTGGCTCTGAGGGCGCGCCCACGGCCGACGCCTTCCGCGAGTCTGCCAAGACAGCCAAGCGGAAATGATATCGGGCAAAGCGGACGGAGAAGCCGCGCCCACCTTTATTTGCGATAACGAGTATCGATCCACGACTCCGCGGCGAGCGGAAAGTTGGGTGCCCAACTTGGCGGGGTGGTGAGAGCGGTCATCATCAACTTCTCTACCTTTGTCGAATCTTCGACTCGGCAAAGTGAAAGGATCTCGTCATGGATAAGGTTGATCACATCCACGCCTTTATCATTCAGAAGCCGCGCAGGCTCGGCAAGGAAATCTCTTGCAGTGCCCTGGACGGAACTCTGGAAAATACTAGACCCGATGAGCTTGTTACGCCCCCACTTACGGGTGTAGGTGTTCTGGCTAAGGACGTAGACGACCTCCCCCATCTTCCCCCACGGGGTTAACTCTTCAACGACCTCCGGTCGTTGCCAACAGATCAGGCGCCCACTGGGCAACTGCATCCACAGCGCGTCACGCGCCACCTTCAACACCACCTTGCCGGCCTTGAACGGCTGTCCTGGGCTCTTAATGGCGTCCACCGCCGCCTGGCCCATCGCGTACCAGCAATTCTTCACCTTGGCGTAGGCTGTCCGGTACGTGTTGACGATCTCCTCAGCCTGCGCCGGGGACAACACCACCCCCATCCCTTCCGCGTAGGCTACGAGGCCCTTGGCCCCCTGGCCGAACATGCAACCGAGCACGGCCGACTTGCTGACCTGCCGCATGTCCTTGGTCACATCCTCGTATGCAATCTTGTACAGCACGGTGGCGAACGTCTTGTACTCGTCCATGCCCTGGCGGAATAGCTCCAGCTTGTCGTTCTGGCCCGCCATCCAGGCAGAGACCCGGTTCTCGATCGAACTCAGGTCGGCGTCGACAAACGTGTAGCCCTCTGGCGCCTTGATGGCATTGCGCACGATGGACGAGCAGGCGTCCATGACGCGCTCCTCAAACGCCACCTTCATCAGGTCGTGATCGCCATACACCAACGCAAGCTGGACCGCCTTGGCGATGTGATCGTCCTTCATCCACAGCGCGGGGCGGGCGATGTTCTGCAGGTTGATGCCCCTGGATGCCCAACGTCCCGTCGAGGCGCCGTGGTATACGAGGCCGTTGCGGATGCGGCCACCCACCTGGACCTCGGCCATCTTGTTGAACTTGGTCACAGAGGTCTTGGATCCCTCCATGCGCAGGTGTAGCACATGGGATACATCTTTGTCCTTGTGGCCGGCCTTGGCGGTCTTCTCGAGCGTTTCGGCCTGCATGTTCTCGATGGCCAGGCCGCGCTCGTTGAACCACTTTAGTAGCTGGTCGCGCTTGCTGACCTCGATGCCGCCGGTCAGCTGGGTGATCTGCGCGTTGATCGACTCGATCTCCTTGTCCACCACACCGATCACGTTGTCCAGCTCCCGCGGGTCCACCGGCACCCCGCGGTCGTTGATATGTTGTGTGAGCACCCACACCCGGCGCTCGTTAAAATTCAGGTTGCGCAACTTGGCGACGATGGACATCTCGGTTTGCACGTCGCGCTTACAGTAGGCGAACAGCTCTGCCATAAGCTCTGGGTCCTCGCTGAACGTGCCGTCCTTCTTTGGTTTACATAATAGCTGGATCAGCTTCTTACCGCGCTTATCTTTCTGGAACTCAGAGCCCATCACCTCGCCGGCCGTGTCCAGGTCCTGGGGGATGTTGTTGGCGGCCGCAATGGCCATGGAGTCAACGAGCTGGTCCCACTTGATATGGGGCCAGCCCAGCTTGGTGCCTACGCGGTTCCAGATGTGATACTCGAACGCCGCGTTCCACGCGGCAATCGAACCACCATTCGCCGCATGATCGAGCACCCACTGGGGCACGTCCTCGGGGCGCCACACTTCTACTTTATCGGGGGAGGGTCCAGCAGCTATGCAGAGGATCTCTGTGCTTGGGTCGCTGGAGTAAACATCAAGTCCGCGGTCTTTGAGGTCGATGCGGCTACGTGTTTCAAAGTCGATTGACAGAATCATTTAATGCTCCAAAGGCTACCGGACGTATCCGGAAAAAAGGGGGAAGTGCGATCTTATCACACTTCCCCAAAGTCCCCAACCACGAGGACACTACCCACTACCGATCTTTTTGCTCAAACCACAGCATGAAGAGAAGGCAACAGGCCGCATGCGCAAGGTGGGACTTCTGCGTCTCGTCGTCGAGCGGCCCGTCCTTTTTCCATGCAATCAGGTGACGCATTGCTGCGTCCCAGTAGCGGTCCGATGCCTCCGAAACCTTCATCCAGTTGTCTGGCGCATACTTTTGCGCGCCATACTCCAGCACCTCGACGACCTCCTCCACCGCCCCGAAGGGCAGCAGAGACCATCGCAGCTTCTTGCTGTCGTACTTAACGCCGTCCATTATAGCTCGCACACGCCGGCCACGCAGGCCAGCATCTGGGCGCCCTCAACGTTGTCACGGTTCTCAACAAACGCGTGCCAGTCGATGGAGGGCATCTCGGCTAGCAGCTTGTTGTACTGCGCTTCGTCGCACGTTTCGTACGGTGCCTGACGGTATGTGCCGCCGTCGTGAGGCAGGAATGACACACCGGACATCTCGTCAAAGTGATTCCACACGAACGCACCGACGCTGGGCCACTCGTTCTCCGTCACCGAGACGGTGACCGAGGGCTTGTGCTCGCACCAGTGGCGCTGGTACGTCAGCCACAGCTCGAGGTGTTTGATGGCGTCCACGTCGTCGCGTGTCACCAGGCCCTCGGGCGCGCGCTGGGGGAAGCTGAACACGGTGGTCGTGTTGGGCTTCATCACGCACGGCTCGGCGGGGATACCCTGGCTGATCAAGAACTGCGTCAGCGGGTCCTTGTTGTCACCACGCACGCGGCGGATGTAGAACGGCGCATGGCGCGGGTGGATGCCGCTCGCGGTGTCGGTCAGCTGGCTCACTGTGCCGCTGGGCTTGACCGCGGTGATGGCCGTCGAGCGCGGAATGCCCAACAGGTCGGCGATCTCGGCGTTGGCCTCGTTGGCGACCTCACGCAGCTGGTCCAGCCACAGAGGCGCAGAGCGCACGCTACCCATGACCTCGTGGTCGTAGATGCCGGTCAGAGACACGCCTAGCAAGCGCTCCTCCTCGGTGTTACGCTGCCACACCTTGCGCAGGTATGGGAAGTGCGTAAACGTCGCCTGGATCGTGCCCAGGATGGCCGCCATGCGCACCTTTTGCTTGAGGGTCTCCAGCGTGTCATCGGGGCGCACCATGACCTCGGTCAGGTTACAGAACTGGTACGGGCGCAACACGATCTCACTGCAGGGGTTGGTGCCGAACTCGAAGTTGGGGTCACGCTTGCCGTACTTGGCCACGACGTGCTTGGCTGCCTCGCGGTTGAAGATGCCGCGCTCGCCGCTGTGGCTGTTGTACAGAGAGGTCCACTCTTCCAGGAAGGTGCCTACGGTCGGCTTGCTGTCGTACACGGCGCTGTTGTTGGCCAGCGCGCGATGCGGGTGGGTCTCCCACCAGTTGCCAGACTTGGCGTGGCGGATGCGCTCGTCGTTCAGGTCAGACAGGCTGATCATGGCCGATCGGCGCACACCACCCACAACCACCACCTCGCCGATCTTGCACATCAAGTCGTGGCACTCGAGCGTGTTGAGCTTGCGGCCCAGGGCGCCACGGAACGTCTTGATGGTGAACTGGAAAAGGTCGACCAGGGGCTCGGGGCCCGATGCGCGGCCGCCAAACGTCTTCAGGGGCGTTCCAGCGGGGCGAACCTTACTCACGTCCCATTTTGGGATCTCGCCGGCGTAGAGGCTTGCAATCAGCAGGCGGTAGGCCTTGGCCCAGCCCTCCTTGCTGTCCGCCACAGTGATAAAGTGCTCGGACTCGAACAGGCGCTCAGGCACCTCGGGCAGCTTGTTGGTGTACTTGGACTCAACGGAGAATCCCACACCGGTCCCGCACAACAGGATGAACATCGCCTCATCGAACGATTTCACGTCGTCAACGGGCAGGTATGAGCAGTTGTAGATGCAGGTGTTATCGCGGTCTGCGGCCTTACCGGAGGTCATCATGGCGCGCATGGAGGGCATGATGTGCATGCCGTGGATGGCGTTGTAGATGTCTTTCTTGAGCGTGCCCCGATCCAGCTCGGCGTTGCGATCAAAGATGTAGTTTACGTATCGCTGGACCGTCTCGTTCCAGTCTTCCCGGCGCCCTTGCTCGGGGAGGTATTTTGCATAGCGTGACTTGTGGATGTATTGTTGGTATTGGTTCATTTTTAGAGTCAAAAAAGCCCAGCGCGTGCGCCAGGCGACAAGAGACGGGTTGTGGTTGTGTTACTCGGCGGTTTCTACAGTGTTGGCTTTCTCCTCTTCAAGTAACGCCTCGGCCTGGGGTTGGCCCTGCTCGGCGATGGCGCGGATGGTTGTGTGGACCTCTGCAAAGGGCAGGCGCCCCAGCAGGCTCAGGATGAAGTTGACTTCGTCAACGGTAAATTTCAGTGTGATCATGATTACTCCCCAAACTTATTGGTGCTGAGTCGTAGGGTTACCTCTCAGCTTGCGAACACTTTGCCGGCTTGCCCAGTGTCAGTGGGATTTACCTGTCCGCTTTCCGCGTTAACCACGCGGCGAAGGTTGGGCTGACTAGGCCCCTTTTCTTACACTGCGAAGTCTTGGGCGGCGGAGGTACCACCACCCAGCTTCTCACCATCTTCCAGCTTCTGCAGGTTGTTCAGGCCGCAGGCAATGCCCTTGGAACCCGCTTGGTTGTACGCATAGAACGTCAACGATGCACGACCATAGCAACCGCTGTAGAACTCGCTCTGGTCCATGATCTGGTCCAGATTGGCGTCTACGATCTGCGGCTTCATCGACGAGTTGGCGTTGATGAAGAACGCACCCTGGTAGGCCGCGTCATCCTTCTCGGCGTCGCCGTCGCGCAGGCCACCCTTGAGTGCTTTGGGGATTGTGCCCCCGAACACCGCGGCGCTACCCTGCTTAACCTTCTCGACAGCGGCGTTGATCTTGTTGATCGTTTCCTTGTCGTTCTTGTCGATGATGATGGACACCGAGTACTTGGGGTCCTTGCCCTCTTCGCTTGCCTTCGGGGTGAAGACGTTAGCGTAGGAGAAACGAACTTTACCGGTAACCACTTTTTCGCTGACTTTGGCCATCTTGGCCTCCTTTTTTACAGAAACGATGGGACTTGAAAAGGGCGCCCACCTTAACCCTCAAACTCTGTTGCCTTCTTTGCAGGAACCAGCTTGGGATCTCCAACTGGTTTGATTATAAGCTCCCCGAGAAGATGTTTCAACTCGTCTTTGCCTACAACCTTTTCCAATTGTGCCACAGATTTTAACATCTTTGGTTCAAAGATATCTTCACCGTAGTGCCGTAATTTTACAGCAGCTTTTTCAGTGTCGTCAATAACTCTATTTTTGTTGCTAAAACCCAACGTGTAGCCTGTCGGCACCACGCCGTCTGTCTCGGCCCGCTCGAGCAGGAAGTCCTCGACGTCTTTGAGCCACTTACGCGTTTTCGACGCGTTTGTCAATACCTTTGCAAGCTCGTCTTCAGATAGCAACGGCGGCTCACGGAAGTCGGCCGCCGCGGCCATGTTGTTGAACTCTGTACGCGCGCGGCACTGGGCCTTAGCCTTGCAGAACTGACAGTGATCACCTGGCACGAACTCACCTGCACCGCTCCAGGCCTTTTTAGCCTTGGGTTTGACAACGTGCTCGGCCCACTCCAGCAGCTTGTCAAGCGTTGTGCTGTCCGTCGTGATGCTGTCCAGCCGGGGCTGGTGAATCGTGTACTCGACCTCGGTAATGTTCGGGTGCGCGTCCTTGTACTTGTACCAGCCGCCCAGCGCGTACAGACGCAGCTGGGGGTTGTCCTTGGCGTCCACCGCAATACCGCGACCAAACTTCAGGTCAATCACTCGCACCTTGTTCTCGGACAAGATCACCACGTCCGCCGTGCCGAACCCGTCGGGCACCCACTCGCTGAAGTCCACGCGTTGCTCGAAGTAGGGCGTGTCCCCCTCACCGATCTGCGAGCGCACATACAGCACATAGTTGTCGACGTACGCCTCGAACTCATCGTCGTAGTAGGGCGTTGCCTTGACGGCCTCGACCTCGGCGATGTACTCCTTCGCCGTGATCTGGCCGTAGTGACGGCGCAGCTTGGCCTCAGCTAGGGCGTGGGCTGTGGTGCCCTCCTGGCTGAAGTCAAAAGCTCCTGGCTTACGTTTAGGTTCGGGAAGTAGTGCCTCGAGTCTAGCACTTGGTGTACATGTCATCCAGCGCTTAGAGCCGGATGCACTCAGTAAGGCGTGTGCTGCCATGGTTTTCTTTCTACAAAGAAAATGTCGGTACTTATGAATAAGTACCGACGGTTAGATTGCTTTTTTCAGTGACGCGATGAGGTCATTAACAGCAGAACCAAAATCCACCGTGACGTCTGCCTTCACCTCGGCCTTCAACCGCTCTTCGCGGTAGTCGCCGGGGAACTGGCCTCGGAGCGCGATCTCTGCGATCCGAGAGTTAAACGTCTTGTTGCCTACGTTGTCCAGCATCTGTTTCTCCCAGTATGCCTGGGCGTGTGTAATCGCCAGGTCCAGCGCGTCGGCGAACTCAGGGTGGTTCTTGCGCAGGGTCTGGGCGCCGGTCGAGCTAATGCCCAACGCGGCGAACATCATCTTCTGGCTGGCGCCAGTCTTCCCAAGCTCTATCAGCTTGTCGCACATTGCAGGATCGTAGGTGTATTTTGTTGCCATTGTCGGCGTCCTTGTTTTTAGAAGCTCTTCCCTGCGCGGTATCTTTCACGCCGCGCGTGTCTGCCATTACCCCGATTTTTACTTTTGTAAGTGTCCGTCTGGGCGTGGCAATTGGGACACAGAAAACACAGATTCTCCGGGGTGTTGTTGGTGCTGTTCCCGTCTTTGTGTTCTACCTCCAAGGGGATTAGTTTATCCCTCCAGGAAGATAGACCACACGAAGAACAACCCCAACCGTCTCGTTTCTCAACAAGCATACGCAAAGCCCCGGGGGAGAAGTCTGTTTGCTCCCCAGAAAGCCATTTTGCGTACTTTTCCATCCGTCCAAACTCGTGCTGGCATGTGATGGAACAAAACTTTTTGACCGACGAAGTCAAGGCCTTAAAATCAACCTTACAACACCGACAAGCGTATGTCCCACTAGCAACACTCATTCTGGTTCTCCGTTAGAGAGTCGAACTCCATTATCCAGGTTACAAATCTGGCGCATCACCACCAATGCTTACAGAGAATGTGTCCCTAATAGAACTATCCATTTTTTGGGGTGGAGTCGCCCGGCTGCGGATTTAGTGTCGCGTCACGGACCTTGGCCCGCTCTTTGGCCTCCTTGATGGCCTCGTTAATCACTAGGCGGGTAACCGCCCCTGCCATCTCCTGGATTCGCTTTTCTTTACTCTGGACTCCCAGGGCCTGCTGGAGTTTCTGTGCGTCGTTCATGCTTTCCCCTTTCGTTGTTGGTCTCTAAAACTACGCAGGTCCGCCAGGATGGCGTCACATTCGTCTGCGTTCTCAAACTCCCAGATCGACAAGACCTCTTTGTTCTTGTCAAACACGGGATCCTTTGCGTCAACCTGCACGTCGATGTGGGGGAACCCCTCAACGGCGTACTCGACAATAAAGCCCTTCATACCTTTAGCTCCTTTCTGATCTTCTTGATCGATTGCCCCAGATGGTGGCGCCAGTACTTCTCTGTTACCGCGAGGTCTTTGTAGGTGTAACCAGCCAGCATGGCCTCGACTATCTCTTTCTGTTGCGGCGTTAGCCGGTTCTCAATCACGTGCTGGATGTCTCTGATTGTCTCCGGGCCCCAGGAGGCCCACCCCGTCAACGAGCTGGGTTCGACGCTTGCGTCGTCGCTCTCGATTGGGTCTGGCTCCTCGTCAGAGAGACGGCGGATCGTCGCGTTTACCGTGTGTTTCAAAGTTTAATTGCCTCCATGAGCGCCGCCTGTAAATCTATTTTTCCCTGCAGCACGTCGACCACCTGCTTGTCGATGCTGTTGATCATTTGCAGGTGGTGCACGAACACCGGCTTCTCCTGACCCTGGCGGAACAGGCGTGCGTTGGCCTGCAGGTAGTCCTCACTGCTCCACGGCAGGTCGAACCACACGATCTGTGCCGTGTCCCCCGCGTTGCACTGCAGGTTCAACCCTATGCCGACGCTCTTAGGGTGACAAAGCAAGACGTCGATCTCGCCGTTGCGCCAGCGTGCGATCGTCTCCTGGTCGTCAGGGTTCAGCACCACCGCCTTGGGGAAGCGCTCCTGCAACCGCGCCAGTGAGTGCTTGAAGTTGTAGAACACGATGGTCGGGCTGTCACCCAGCATGTCCTCGAGGTAGTCCAGCTTGCCGTCGTGCACGTGCACCGTCGACTTCTGCTCGTTGTAGATGGTGCCCGCGGTCAACTGCAGCAACTTGCCCGTCAGCACCCCCGCAGAGGCCGCGGTGAGCGTGTCTTCGTCGACCTCGGCCACCATGTCCTTCTTCATGCGGTTGTACACCACGCGGGCCTTGGGCTCCCACTCGATCGTGTGGTATACGTCCTGCCTGGCGGGCATGGTCAGGTAGTCGTCCGCGCGCAAGGAGACGCAGATGTCACTGATCAGATGATCGATTTGTTCTTTGGCGCCGGGCTTCAATTTCCAGCTCCATACTAGCCCCGTGCGACGATCCCTCGCGTCTGGATCGAAGTATTTCTCTTTGTAGGAAGTCATCGATTTCCCGAGACGTTGTCCCAGGTCCAAGATACCGACCTGGGGCCATAGGTCCAGGTATGACTTTGGCGTAGGTGTCCCCGTCAAAATCAAACGACGTTTGAACCTCGGCAGAAACGCCTTCAGTGACTTCCATCTCTTTGAAGAGGGGTTCTTGAATCTGGAGGATTCGTCGATCACCAAGTTGGTCCAGGATGGAATCAATCTCTGATCGAATAGCCACGAGACGTTCTCGCAGTTGATTAAATACACATCCGCGTTCGACCGGAGCGCGTTCAAGCGGTCCTGGGGTGATCCGACCACCAGCGCGAATTTCAGTTTCTGTGTGTGCGTCCAATTTGATGCCTCCTGTCGCCATACGTTAGTTACCACCGCCTTGGGGCCGATGATCAGCGTCTTGCCCTGTAACTCACTGATTATTGTCAGCGCCGTGATTGTCTTACCCAGGCCCATCTCCATCAGCAGACCCATGTTGGGCGTTGTCTTGCTTTGCTCGATCAGACGCCGCTGATACGCGTGTAAGTTCTCTGGGGACAACATCAGTAGCCTCCGCGCTTGCGCGCTGCAGCGCTTGTATCGACGCGAGGATTCGTTGGGCGCTGGATGTAGGTATTTGCAGGGTCGAAAATGGTGGGGGGTCGAAGACTTCCATGTTTTTCAATCTCTTTCAATCTGTCGTGTAACCAATCTGCCACCGCATACAGCTCTCGTAGCTTGGCGTTGGACTTAATCATGTTGGCCTTGTTGCTGATGATGGCCACGTTGCCCCTGACGTAGCCCTTCTCTGGGTCGATACGGTCCAGGCTGGGGGACGCGTGCTGAGGCGAGCCCTGCTTCGTTTTTGACTTGGTGTCCCACAGCAACGCCGTGCCAAACACCGGGCAGATATCAGGCGCAATGGAGCACAGATACTCGAGGTCCACGTCGCAGGGGATGTCCTTTGCCTTGGCCCGTTTTTTTGCTCTGTACAGCATGTTGTACATGTGCTTGCGCTTCTTCAGGTTGTTTTCTGGGTTCATAAAGTGTTGACAAATTCGTCAACTTCCTGCAACGACGAAAGCACCCTTGTCGTGATCCCACACGAAGACAAATTCTGTATCATCAATACTTGACGTGCTGAAAGAGAACCCGTTGGCGACTTTAGCTCCACCGGTATCACCTGTCCCTGGAAGAACACTAGCCTGTCCGGCACCCCCGTCGTTCCCGGGCTTACCCACTTCAGACACAGCCCGCCCTTCTCCTTTATCTTTTTCACGAGCCTTTGCTCGACGTCCTTCTCTTTTATCATTTTTGTCCATCTCCAGTATGCAGCCGGTGAACATCTGCTCGACGAGGTGCTGCATGAGGTACGCGCGCGTCTCTTCGCCGAACTCTTCCACGTTCTCGCCGATGTGCTCGAGTAGGCGGGTGATGACGTGCGACGCCTCGTGTGCGATTGTCCCAGCCAAACGCGCCGGGTTGTCTCCGATCGCTTTGAGGTCGAAACCCACGATGACAACCGACTCCTTGGTGGTCGAGAACGAGTGCGTCTCTGCCATGCCAAGCTCGAACGCCTGGGGGTCTTCGTGCACCTTGACGTTGTAGTCCTTCAGGATTTGCTTGAACACTTTGGCGTTGAAGCACATCGCAACAGGCAACGGGAAGAACCCGACGTCGACTGCATAGTATTGGTATCGTTTAGTCATGTGGTCCCGATCAAAATACAGACAGTGAAAATTGCAAGCGCCAGAAACACAGGCACGCCCGCGCACAGAATGATGAGTAATGCAATCTCTGGTGTCATGTTTATTTCCTCGCCCGGATGTAATACGCAATGGTGTTGCAAATGTTCTCGGCAACCTGTGCTTTAGTGAAACTCTCCGTGGGTAGGTATGTCCATCCCTCGGCCCACTGTGCGCATGCTTCACGCTCTTCGGCGGCGACAAGGGAGGCAAAGCGTTCAAGCGGCAACAACAAAGAAAGCGCAGCTTCCTCTGCCAAGTACGCCCGTTCAAACCCTGCCTCTCGCGCCATGCGGATGATGTCGTCTCGGTTCATGCAAATATCTCCTCACGCTCGAAGTTGCTGATGCTATCCACGTACTTGCGCGCCTTAGCGTTGAGCACCACGCCGCGGTACACGTTGTGCTGTTCGCCGTCGATGCGGATACGATCGGCCACGACACGGTGGTCCTGCGTCGCCGCCAGGAACCGGCGCTTAAACGCTAGGTCGGTCCCTGGTGGGATGTTCTTAGCCAACGCCCACTTCTTCCAGCACGTGAACACGTCGTCCTTGTTAACGTGCCCGATGGGGTCATACACCAGCGCATCTGTCACGAACGAACCGATCGGGTTACTCAGCTCCTCCATCAGCTCGAGCAACTCACGCCCGGTGGATGGTTGCTGGAACCGCTGGCCCTCACGTGCCATGCGGCGTTGTTGGCCCTCAATGGCCCAGTTGAAGATACCCGGCAACTCTTTGGCCAGCTTGTCTGCAAGGCCCACATCCTCTTTGCCGTAGAAGCTATTGCTCATTTTGAGAACGATCATCCGTCCCGTCAAGGCGTTGGAGTTTTCCGTCAACTGCAAGGCCTCGTTCGAGTAGATCACGATCCTGGTCGGCAGGTATCCACTCCACGCCTCCTTGTTCTTGCGGTTGACCGTAACAGTGTCGCCGCCAACAATTCGGAGCAGTTGGCTCACGACAGCCCCCCGATTCCGCTCCGGTGCACGGGCATCCGTAAAGCTCGCCAAGAGTTTCCCAAGCCATGGTTGAAGGCCAAAGGTATCGCATAGTTCTTCTAACTGCGGTGCAACGGTGTTATGTTGTCCCAGGAGGCTTACCAACACTTTGTTGATTGTCCCCTTGCCTGATCTCCTTGGACCGATGATGTTGAAGAACTTTTGTTGAGAGGAGTCCCCACTTAGTATATACCCAAACATCTCCTGCAGACAGCAGATGCTCTCCGGGTCTTCGCCCCATAAGTCGTTCAGGAATTGATTCCACGTTGGACACGTTGCGGACGGGTCGTACTGGAACGGCAGGCTGTTCAGCGTGAAGAACCCGAGGCTGTGAGGTAGCAGGATGTTCTGCTCGGTGTGAAATATCCCGTTCTGCAACGATACGAGCTTGCTCGGATCCGGGCGGTCTTGGCCGTGCCCCTCCAACCACACGGGAGGCCTTGTGTTTGCCTTGTTTGGGAGGTGTGTCAGTGCCTGCACCGCGTCCAGAACCCCCGAGACCACTGACGGGCCCGGGTTGAACGGGATCAGGTTCATCTTCTTGTCGTACTTTTTGCATTTGTCCAGGAATGTGTATAGCAAAGAGCGCACGGTCGCCTCTTCGATGTCCTCGTAGTGGGTGCCCTTAAAGCGGAACATGTCACCGCCGTAGGTCGCCAGGGTCGTACCCTCCTCACACGCGAACTCACTGCTCAGGAACTCGCGTGCATGGTTCAACGGTCCCCCCGTGAGAACCTTCTCCCCATTAGATATAACCTCGGCCTCCTTCATGCGGTTGACCTTGAACACCAGCGTGCGCAACGTCGTCCCGCTCGTGCCGCTGAAGCTGTTCCACTTGCGTGCACACTCGCCCTCGACGTAGGCCGCGCACTTCCCGTCCTGGTAGGACCACCGGTCCCACAGCTCCTGGGCCTCGTAGTCGCCCGCGAACTGGTGCTGTAGGGCCATGCCCACCTGCAACCAGTCTGCGTAGCCACAGTCGGGGTCCAGGTACGCCAGCAGGTCGGTCTCAACGCGTGCAAGGTCCCAGCCCTCGAGGGGCGGGCTGTAGTCCGCGAAGTCGTCACCTGAGCGATAGCTCTGG